TATACAGAATACTAACCTTTCCGAAGAGAGATTATTTCATAATAGTTTGAGAATTGCTGTGCGTATCCTATACAGAATACTAACCTTTCCGAAGAGAGATTATTTCATAATAGTTTGAGAATTGCTGTGCGTATCCTATACAGAATACTAACCTTTCCTAGAAAATGTATTTAACTTATTACATCCTTAATCCCAATTACATATAATAAATGTAATATGTTCTTATATCAATTTTTATTATATTATATTAAAAATATATCTTTTTCAAAATATTTAATAATTCTGTTTTATTTTCATTGCTTAATTTATCCCAATCTAGTTGTTCAATATTTACATACTTGATATTGACAATCATATTGCCACCCAATAAGCCTTTATTTTCCAATATTATGTTATTTAATTTTAATGGCTGTATTTCAATATTTATGTAATTTCCATCAATATAATTTATAACTTTTGTTGTTCCTGATAAATATTCATATAAATTAATATTAGTAGTAGTAATTAAATCAATCGTACCATCGTTATTGAAAACGTGTTTATATTTGGATTTTTCTGGGCTATTTTTAGATAATATCATTTTAATTTGTATTTCGTGCTCTATCCCATCGTCGTCGATATACTGGCGAGTCAAACAAGGATACTCTTTTTTACATAGTATACTTATATTAAATGGTTCATTTACGCCTTTTAATATAATTTGTAATTTTTTTTTTTTAGTATTTATTAAATCGTAATATGATATTGGTAAAACTATACTATGTTTAATTATAGAAGTAGACGGATTATAATATTTTCTATTTCTAATGCCTTTATTAAAAAACATTTTAGCCACATCAATAAAAGTTTTTTGAATTTCATCTTTATTAGAAAAGAAATCATCATATATATCATTCCAAAATTTGCAATCCATATCTTTATACATATCAAAATCTTTACCCAGGTCATCAAAATTATATTCAAAATTATTAAAATCATTTGTTAAACACCCATAATTATCAAAGTCTTCTAATGCTTTTTTATATGCAATACTTGCGTTTTTAAATTTTTCTATTTTAATATTTTTAATAGCATCATCCTTAATGTTGCAAAGTTTATCTGGGTGGCATTCTAATGCTATTTTCTTGTATATACTCTTAATATCTTCGCGCGTATAATTAGATAAATTACATCTATCTAATTCAAAAATTTCTATATACATTTTAATTATAATGATATTTTATTCTTTATATTATGAATATATGGTCCATTCGGGCCAGATTTCCTTCATATCACTTTCTGTAATTCTTCTATATGGTCTAATTTTATAAAGTTTCTCCATTCTTTCGTCATAATTGTCTTGTGGTCTTTTAACAAATACTGCTTTTTTCCTATAACCTTCTTCATCGGCACCCAATTTATTTTTAACTGGATTGGATTTCAATGGAGATATATAATATAATGCTAGCGTTTTTCTATACATGCCTTCCGGACATTTTATAATTTCAGGCACTCCATGCCAACTCATCTCAGACGTTTCAAATATAATAGCCTTGTTTTTACCGGGATAACATTTAGATACACATTCAGTCATATCAGCATTCCATAATTCCGTCGCACCATTCCATTCTTCTTTCCATTCAGTATTTAAATAATATATGATATTGAGCCGTCTTTGCCTATTCTCCAATATAGGATGTTTTTCATAATCTAAATGCATATTTAATCTTCCATATCTTGGATGAAAATGTATACCAGAACCATGTAATGTATCATCAACTTCAATATCATTAATATTGAAAATATGACGTAATTTATTAACAAAAGTATCATCTGATAAATGCCTAACAAGGTTATTAATTTCGGTACTAATTTTATCTTTTTTATCTAATACATATTTTACTTCAAGTGGATTATAATATTTCCAAAAATCGTCAGTAATATTATCTGGTAAACTATTCACAATTTTATTATAATATTCATTATCTAAAAAATTATCAATTATGATGTTATTGAAAGGAGTATTATTTACTTCAATATCTCTATTAAACCAGTCGCCGTAAATGTTCATATAAAATAATAAATATATAATTATATAATGACACTAATATTTATATGATTAAAAGCGCGTGGGAAAAATTGCAAGAAAAATTTCCTGAAATTATAAGAAATAATAAAACGTATAATGATATTGTTATTAATATTTTATTATCACCAAATAATCTATTATTATATTGTGCTTATGGTTTTCCAATTGATTTAATTATAGATACAATATTGATTGAAAAATTCAAAAAAAACAATTTTTATAGAACCGCTCATGTATGGGATAAATCTATATATTATTACGAAAATCAAGATTTTATAGAAATAGATTTAATGAATCCTGAAAATATCAAGAATATAGATAAATTAACAAAATTTTTACTTCATATTGTTAATACTAAAAATATTAGTTTAGATAAACATTTAATTATATTAAAACATATAGATTTATTATATAGACATTATTATGAATTTCGTATATTATTAGAAAGATTTTCCAATAACATTACATTTATATCAACAACACATCATATCTCAAAAATTGAAACACCAATACGTAGTAGATATAGCTTATTTAGAATACCATTATTTACATTTGCGGAAATAAATGATATATATGTAAATTATCTAGATATGTCAGTAAATGAATATTTGGCTTCAAATGAAACAAGAGATATAGTCAAGTGTGTATTTATTACAGATAATGAAAGTCTGCCGAATAAAGACTTTATAACAAAAACATTTATTAATTACAATTACCCACCATTTGTTGATTTTATAAAAACTTTTAATAAAAACAATATCGATGATATTAGGATTCTTTCCTATAAATGTTGTCAATATAATATTAGTATAGCAAAAATAATTAATGATTTTATTAAATTAGTTGATGAAGAAGGAGAATACTTATTAAAGATCAAATACCCTAAACTAGCAAAAAAAAACCATAAAATTTACAAAAATAAGTTAAAAATAGAAATAATAAGTATTGGGGAAAATATTGACTATATGCTATCGCAAACTAATAAATGCAAAGAACCAATATATATAGAACAGTTGCTTTGTCAATTACTTATTTAATCAGGTGGTTCATCTATAATTGCTGGGTAATTTTTATTTACACATTTCATTGATATATATTTATCATTTACAACAATATCCTGTTTTTCAATACTGAAATTATCATATATTAAGCTCGTATCAATAAACTTATCACACTCGTATTTTTTATCAAATATAAGTGTCATATATACGTATTTGATCTTATCTAAATACTTTTCAAGACACTCATTATATAGCAAAGCACCACCTATAATAAAACCCGATTCTATATCATCATTTCTATTTAAATGATTAATCGCATTTTCAATAGAATCAACAACGATTATATCATCCCCATTATCAGCTTCCTTTTTCATTTTTTCATATTCATTGCTGGTAATAATAATATTTACCCGTTTTTTCAATGGAGTGTTAGGTATGGAATGCCATGTGTTTTTACCCATTATAATACAGTTTCTCTTAGCATTGTTATTAACTGTCGTAGTAATCTTTCTAAAATGTTTCAATTCTTCTGGTATATTCCATGGTAATGTATTTTGATATCCAATACCACCACATGTAGTAGATGCGAATATAATTCCAACGTCCTTCATTACTTATTATAATATTACATCTCTTTATATTGTTCATTCATTATTACATAAACCCTATCTCGGTATTCTTCTATGCTTTCATTTTCATGTGCGTTTATCATATCACATACTTTTATTTTAATTTTATAATTTTCAAATAAAAATAATTTAAAAAAACTTTCTAAAACACTTTCGTACTCGGGATTATATATTACGGAATAATCTTCATATTTAATTATTATTGGCAATATTTTACTTTTACTTACAAAAGCGCCTTTTTTAATAAATTTACTAATATTATCCTCTTTATCAGGCAATGTGTTAGCGTCGGGTGATATGAATAATACCGATTGACCCTTCTCTCTGTTATATATAGTTTCTTTAATTTTAGTTGTTACATTACCCGTTTTATCTTCATTAACAAATATACTCCCTGATTTACTATTAGACTCGTCATCATATCCGATATAATCAAAAAACTTCTGTTTATATAATACAATTCCCATTTTAGGAAATGTACTTAATAGAATAAACCCATCTAATATTGATATGTGATTGAATATGCACAAATACTTTTCGTCGCTATAAAGATATCTCATATACTTATTATAATCACTATCGGATATTTCAATATTAAAAAACATTAAATAATGTAAGACAAATTTAAAGAATATAATTATCAATGTTGTTACATTTCCATCACCATTTGTATTTTTTAAAAGACAAATACCAAGTATTATTAATATTACAAATAAAATAATCTTAAACAGTATCAAAATATAATGTAATACATTTACCATAAATTATTTTCATATTTAACTAAATTTTCAATTCTTTATACTCTTGATTCATTATATCGTATACCCTATCTCTATACTCTTCAATTGACTCTTTTTCATCGGGATCTATCATATCTCCAATTTTAATTGTAATTTTATAATTTTCAACCAAAAATATTTTTAGATAACTATGAATCATTGATTCGCCATAATCTTGATTATAATTAAGTGTTTCATCTTGATATTTAATTATAATTGGTAATATTTTAGTCTTATTTACAAATGCCCCTTTGCTTTTGAATTCTGATATATTCCCGGGATTTTCAGGGGGTTTACCTGAACACGGTGCTATATATAACGGAGAATCACCACATTTCCTATTATCCACTCTTTCTTTAATTACTTTTGTTGTACCTCCCATTTTAGACCTATCTAATAAAATACCACCCAACTTATCGCTAATGCTATCGTCATATAATATATATTTTAGTTCATTTTGTTTATTCATAACCGGTCCAGTGCGGGGTAATGTACCAAATAAAACGATTGCATCTACCAATGTAGTATGAGTAAATACACAAATGTATTTTTCATCACTATATAAATAATTCATATATTTGATATAATCTTCATTGGATATATTTACATTCATAGATAAAATATATAACATAATTTTGCCCATTGCCAATACACAAAATGTAATATCGCCTTCTTTGTTAAGAGAATGTAGTATATATACGCCGATAAGAAATACAAAATATATTAAGAATAGCCTTATTGGCATTGTAACATAAATGAAAAACGTTTTAAAAATACTATATAATTTATAAAGTAAAGAATATAACATCCTATAAAAAATATTAATATGATAATCTTATATATGATTCTTATACATTAAAGAAGAGTATTTTGGAATATCAAAATTATATAAGTCCTTTTTTGCATATTTATTATCACGTATCCATATGCGTGCAATGTAATAAAACTTCTTTGGACTTATTGAAATACCATTTATATTATTTATATATTCTTCTTTTTTACCAATGTTCTCGCCTAATGTGTTAGCACATAAACTAAAAAACCTTTTTTCCAAATCTTCTGGATAAATTTTAAAAGAAAAGCACCCACCCTTTATATTAAGTTCATCTTCATATTGCGGCATAATATCTAATCTCATTATGAAAAACATACCCTTTTTAAATAAATTACTAAACGACTTAAAATAATTTATATAATCATCTACTGTTGATATCTGTCCAATCATTTTGTAACTTTTATTATCCCATTCAATATCATAGGGATCGTGAAAGTATAATGACCATGAATCATTTAAAAACTTAGGTTCATTTATATCGCAATCATCCATTTATATTAAATATATATTTAATATTCTTATATATCACATTAAATAGTATAAAGCTAGATCTATATATTATAATTAATATGTATCAAACATCAATCAGAAAAAAGAAAAAAAATTTTAATACTAGTAAAAATGCTAACTATGATATAAATTTTGAATGCGAAGAATATGGTCTTGTTAAAAAATTATTGGGCAATTGTCGCGTAAATTTAATTTGCAATAGCGGCGAAGAGGTTATGGGTATTATTCGCGGGAATATGCGCAAATTCAATAAACGCGTATTAATTGATAAAGGAGATATCGTAGTTATATCAAAGCGCGAATATCAAGCTAGTAAAGTGGATATCGTTCACAAAATATCCGCCGATAAACATTCAGATATATTAAATAGTCCTCATATTTCAAATGTGTTAAAAAATGAATATTATAATACCACCAATGCGTCTTCAAATAATAAAGAAACATACATTAATTTCAATGATTCTTGTTCTGATATAAGCGGTGATGAATCATATAACAGTGTTAGATTTTTAAATATTAATGATGAAAATAGTGATAGTGACAATAATATTGAAATAGATAATATATAAATATATTACTCGCAATTAATATAATTATAATGAAAATTCTACATATAATTATATATTCTAACTCAAAATATAGTGAGAAAATTGATAATAATGCTTATGAAAATATGCAAAAATCATTAAGTAATTATTATAAAAAGTTTAATAACAAAGTAACTACTTATTTTGTTAAATATAATGAAAATGTAAAAAAAATATATAATACTGATTACCATATCCAAGACGATATATTATTTATTGATGGAAAAGAAACTTCTATACCAGGTATTTTAGATAAAACATTATTAGCATTCAAATATTTAAATGATATTCATTATGATTATCTTATTAGAAGTAATATTAGTACAATAATAGATTTTGATAAATTAATAAACTATTTGAGTATAAATCCAATCAATTATTATGGTTCGGGAAAATTAGTTGATTTACAATGGAACGGTGGAGGTATTAATGATTCTACATGGTATGGAACAATATTTGCATCAGGGACATCAATAATATTTACAAAGGAAGCTATAAATGACATTATAAATAATGATAATATTATAAGACGGGATATTATAGATGATGTATCGCTTGGGATATTTATTCGAGAATATAAAAATATTGAACCTTCACAAGTTAATTCAAAGCATTTTTGCGAAGTTCCTTTTTTCAATAAGGATGAACAGTCTATCAATAATTTTATAAAACATATTAAAAATAAAGATATAATATTTTATAGAAACAAATGTTTTGGTATTTATGTTAAACGCCGAGATATAGATTATAAACAAATGGAAATTATTATCAAACATTTAACATAATTATTTTTTACTTATACAGCTACTATTATCATAAGATGATGGCATAAAACTATGTAAATTACCATCATCGTCTTTAAAAGCTTCGCGCTGCAAACGTTTACTGTATTTGAATGATAATTTAGCGAGTTTTTTATTATCATATAATGTCATAATTAGTGTATGTAATGGTGCATCCCCCCATCTGTAATAAAATATATACCCCTTTTTATCAATTTCATTCACTATATTTTTGATTTCATTAGTATTCCACAAACTAGGTTTTGTAACACAAAAGTTATTATAATACATCAATGGCATATTCATATCAACAGTATTATTTTTATATTCTTCGCCATTTATAATTTCATATAATTCTTTAAATTTATTAAAATATTTACTTTTGTTATCTAACTTATGTTCCATAAACAATTCTTTTAGTTTTTCCTTTTTATTTGGATAAATAGTTTCAAAAAACTCCTTCATCCCATAATTACAAATACTACAATCTATATGCACTATATTTGACATATAATTGAAATCCTTTTCCTTCATCAAATTAAAAATATCTTGGTTTATCGGTTCTTCTATTATACTATCATCGTCTAATCTCATAACATAATCATATTCTTTGCAATATTTGAAAAAATGTTTTACCCAAAAATTACACATAATTCTATATTTTATATTTCTCCAATAAGGGACAGGTTTGATATCAATACACTTTTGTAATTTATTTTTATCAATATGATTAGGTACCTTAAAATCCCCACTATCCAATTCTTGGAACTTTATAAGACTTTGACAGTCACCTCGTATACTTAATATTATTTCTTTTTGCGATTCATTATCATAATCTCCTTCATGTAAAATAATAATAGGATATTTATATTTGGCATTGAAATTTTTAAATAAAAAATATAAGCTTGTTTTTAGATATATCCTTCTTTCGGCATTATTTTGTGTTAATATATATATTGCCGCTTTTAACATATTTATTTAGTAATCTAACCGTATTTTTATATATTAATCATCATTATCAATACCATATAAATGATAATAATTATATAATTTATATGCATGCATATCTGCTTCACATATTGTATTGTTGAATATAGCAAAACTATATAATATTACATCACAATTCTTATTATTATTTATTACATAAGGATATAATGGTCTCAATTCTTCATCATCTTTCTTTTTAAATGAAGATTCCATTTCGTTAATATAAAATGTAATATCATTTTCGTCAATTAATAGTGCCATAAATGTGTGTTCGTTATTAAAAATATCCTCACTAACATCGTAAATATTATATGTATATGTATTTATTTTTATTTGTATAGTATATTTTTTTTTAACATATAGCTGGTTATAAAAAATAATTTCATCATTATAAGTTTTTTCAATATGTTCGCACATTTTTTTGTCAATAACATATTCTCCTCGCGCAAACAGATCACCGTCGCATTTCTTGGCCAAGTATTTTTGAAATTGACTATTGGAAATACTATTATTTTCATAATAATTATTATGTATATTAATACTATTTTGTATATTTTCTATTATTTTTTTACAATTAACATCTTCTTTACACTCTTTATCTATCTTGTTAACATTTATATTGTTAGAATTAATAATATTTATTGATATTAAATTGCCACTATCTGAATTACCCAAGTATAATAATTGACCCATATCACCTTCAATACTATTCAATTTAATTGTAAACAAAAATGATATATTTTTTAATATATCTAAATTATCAATAATTGGTATGTATTTTTTTTTATTTATTTCTATATAACTATTGTGTAATATTTTTGGGAAGGTCTTAACTTCTTTTTTTGTAAAATTAGTTTTACCCGATGATATGGAGTTATGTAATCTTTTATATTTGTTTGTATCGTCATTAATTTTGTTTGACTCTTCATTTTCAATTTCTATGAAATCATTTGGCACATTCTCCTTATATTTCCATTTCATACCTAATTCATCTTGGATATAATTGGGTTTTATTTCTATTTTAATATCAGTAATATTAAAACCACCTATTTCTGGTTTTAAAGGGAACTTAATATATTCAGGGTTATTATCCAACTTTACATTACCATCTTTGCTATGTACGGCGTTTTTATTATCCAAATACCATATTTTTTTATGTTTATCATAATTACCCTCTTTATATGACGATATTAATGTAACCAAATAATGTTTATTTAATAGCCTATCTATTTTAAAATTGTTTATTATATTTGCATTACAATTAACATAATTTATCTCATCTTCGTTATCATATTCTTGGACATCATCTTCAAACTCCTCAATTATTAAAAGCTTATCTGAATTATCTTCTTCTTCTTCATTCTCTAAGCTATCCGCTTCTTCTTTTTCACTATATTTAGTAAAATTAAAATTTAATAATGACATTAATAAAAATATGCCAATTATAAAGCCTATTATATATAGATATATCTCATACATTTTTATGTTATTCTCTTAATAATTAATATTAAAAAAAAGATATAAGAACTATTGTGAATATTATATTCATAAACAATGGGAAAAGATAAACTTGATACCGTAGACTTTATGTCGTTTATTAGCAGTATGAGCAAATTAGACGAAATGAATGCCCCTAAAAAAAAGAAAAAGGTAAAATGTGTTGTAAAAGAAACTGACGAAAAGGGCAATGATGAAGATATTGCGTTAAACAAAGATATCAAAGATATCAATGATGATGAAACAACTAATACGAGTAGTGATTCCGATGATGATGATGATGACGTTGATGTTAATGATATTGATGTCGGCGAAGATGATTCCGATGATTCCGAAGATGACGACGATGACGACGAAGATGACGACGAAGATGATGATGATGATGATGATATGGTTAGTGAAAATATTTGTAACCTATTAAATACTATATTTATAGATGAAGATGGATTGAGTGTTGCGACATCAATGTCAAATATTGCATACGAACTTCATTATTTAAATAAAAATTTAAGTAAAATGCTTAAAGATAAGGAGAAAAAATAAATATATAAAATAAAAATGTACGAAGAACCAAAGGTTTGGTATTGTACTAGATGTAAAAAATATATTCCAAATTGTATTGACATAGATTACCACATTAATGTAGAACATCCGGATTTTAGTAACGAATATATAAAATATTGGTACAATAATGGCAAGAAAGGTTTGTCGCCATATGACTAAGCAATATAATTATTCCATAATTTTTTTTCTAATTTAATATTTTTATTATTTAGGTCTTTTAAATATAGTCCAAACTTACCAATATTAAGATAATAGTCATTATCATTATATTTAACTTTTTTGGGCAAAGAAGCAAGAAAACTGATTTCATTACCTTTTAGTTGGTCGGCCTTTATTTTTTTCCATTTTAAATAAGATTCTATATTTGTATAAGAATTCCTTTCCTTATTATAATAACAATATCCATATCTTGTTGAAATAATTCCCGTTTTATATTCACAAACTTGTTTTTTAACAGGTTCTAAAATTAAAGTATTTAGAGATGCCGATATTTTTCCATATAAACTTTTTAATATAACATTTTTACTATTTTTAGCATTTATTATATCATCTAAATCATTTTCCATATTTGACGTGAACTTTAAATCACACAAATATGGCATTATTTCATATATATATTTAATTACATCATTTCCTAGGTCTGTTGGAATTAGCAAATCCCTTTGTTTACCACCTAGATTAATGATTTTATTATTAATTATGATTTCCTTATCTTTTTTTTGCAAAATTTCTAAACTATAATCTTGTTGTGGATTTTGCCCTAATTCAACATATTTCTTTTCAATTAATTTATCAATTATTGTAGCATAAGTAGATGGTCTTCCTATACCTTGTTTTTCTAATTGTTTAATTAATTGAACTTCATTATACATAGATGGTATATCATCAATATTACCCATTGAATTAATTTCATATAAATAGCAATAAGACTTAAATAGTTTCAAGAATTCATTATATGATTCAATTTTATTATTATACACAATATTAAACCCGTCAAATGTCATATAACTTTTAACTGATTTAAATATATGTGTGCCATTACTAATTTGAATAACAATATCAGAATATTCTGCATCTGACATTAAGGAAGCCAAAGTTCGTTTTCTTATCATATCATATAGTTTATTGTGGCAACTATTACATCCTTCAAATTTACATATCTCTAAATTGGGATTCGTAATGCGAATTGCTTCATGTGCCTCTTGTGCATTACTTACCTTCGTTTTAAATGTTCTATATTTTGCATAATTTTCAGCATATGTATTCTTAATATAGCTAAGTAATTTCTTTTTTGCATCTTCTGATATATTTGTTGAATCTGTACGCAAATAAGTTATCATTCCATTCTCATATAAATCTTGCGCAATTTTCATTGTATGTTTAGCACTAAATTTATACTTGTTATAACTATCTTGCTGCATACTAGTTGTTGTATATGGGGCTTGTGGAAAAACATTTCTAGTCTTTATTTCATATGAAGAGTTCCATTTGGATTTTATTTCTAAATTATTAATAATACCTTTCACCTCATTTATATCATAAGACTTATAATCAATATTATTATATTGTAGAGTAGCAATAATATTATTTTTCTTTGAAGTTTTATCAATTAAAAATTTAGCATCTATTTTCCAATATTTGTTAATTTCCTTTGAATTAATTAGATTTCTCTGATTTATGCATATTATTAATCCGGCTATTTGAACTCTACCAGCACTTAAATAATTTTTATTAAATTTTGACCATAATACCGGTGATACTTTATATCCAATTAATCTATCTACAATTCTTCTTGTTTCTTGCGCATGTACAGTATCCATATCGATATTTCTAGGGTTACTAATTGCATACTTAACAGCTTCGGGCGTAATTTCATTAAATGTAATTCTATGACATTTTTTATCTTTAATAAGATCTTTAATGGCATGTTTGACATTATGAGCAATTGCCTCACCTTCTAAATCTGGGTCAGCAGCTAGATAAATAATATCAGCTTTTCTTACTTGTTCGCGAATATTACTTATAATCTTGGGATTGGTTTTAATATATTCTATTTTCCATGTATCTGTATCAAAACCCAAAGTATCTTTTGGTAAATTGTAAATATGTCCCCCTGAAAATGTTACACTATAACTATCGTCGTTTATATACTTTTTAATTGTTTTTGTTTTTGTAAAACTTTCAACAATTATTAAGCTCTTCATATTTATTTTAAAAAGATAATTATATAATCATTTTTTACTTAATAATATATAATCATTGTTTTCGCATCCACCAATGATAAGAAATATAATCGTTATCACTATTAGTATCTAGAATATCTGTATTAATCCATTTCAGTTTTCTTATTTTTACACTATCAGTATGATATTTGAAAATATAATTAAAATATATTTCATATTCTGAAGCCCCAGAAGTGTAATTTAAATTCACCGATTTTAAAAAAACATTATAGAATAAATCGTTATGATTTGTTTCAACGATTTTAAATAATTCTTTTATATATTTGGTTTCAAAAATCATATGATGACATATACCCGATTTATCCTGAAACACTTTTGTAAAATTAGAATATAAGCATTTCATATGAGAGAAATATGGAAAATTATATTCAAACCCATAATTATACAAACATTTATCATTCTCTATAAATTTGACAGGTTTAATGAAAAAAGTATCAGAGTCTATTACTAGATATTTATCCAATATATCAGGTATTATAAGTCCAGAATACAATTTGAAAAGTTGTTGTAAATACCAACCATTTCTATTAGGAACACCATGAAAATTATTAACAGTTTTCATTGAAAATGGAAATATATTTTCATTTATAGTAATACATCCTTCAATATTTAAATGAGGATCATATGATATAATATATATATTTCTATATCCAATAACATTTTTTTTTGTATATTTAATTTGTTCATTAATAATATCTTTATCTTTTGCACCTAGACATATCACAATATCAAACATCTCTTTGCTTTGCGAATCATGTTTTTCATCAATTGCTTTATAATAAATGGCATCTTCTTGCCATCCAGACATACTTAATTTATTTTTAAGAATAAAGTTATTGGAAGTAATAAAATTATTTAGTTCATCATACATGACTTGTCCAAAATATAATTCTTTATGTGACACTTCTGTGTGTATATATTTTACATTTTCTAAGTATTTTCCCAATCCTTTTAATGCTAATAATTCAGCACCTTGTAAATCCATCCATATTATATCAACTATTGGTATATTATATTTTTTCATAATTGTATCTAATCGATAACATGATACAGATATTTCATATTGAACATATTTCTCATAAATATAAGTACCATTATTTTTGAAAATTGATGATGCACCGGGATTGCCATCTTTCCATGATGTAATAGTTTTATTTTGATCAATTGGATAGAAAGATATTTCACCATCATAATCTGTAATAGCACTATCAATTAAAATAATACGATCATCATAATTTTTTATATTTTGTTTACATATATCAATAGTATTAGGATTACATTCAAAAGCATATATTTTAGCATTAGGAAATAACTTATAAAACTCTATACTTTGAATACAATCTCGCGATCCAATATCAAATATAATAAAAGGGTAATTGAAATCTATTTTATTATCAATATCAAAAATATTTTTTATAAAGGGTTCTATCATCAATATATATATTATATTACAATCTTTATATAGACAAATCAAATACAATAAAAATAACTTTAATAATTATTTATTTAAGGAACTAATGATTAATGATAAATATTACATAAAAGATAAAAATAACAATATATTAATTAACACTAATGGACATGATTATTGATAAAGGAATTATATCTATAACATATTATTCCAATTACGATGATACACGTACCATATTATGTTATATTAATGATAAACTAAAAGACATTGATGGACAATGCATTGATAATATAAAAAGCATAGAAAATAAAGATTTCAAAAATAAAAAGAGCAGTAATATTTATTTACATAAAATAATACCAAAAAATGGCATATATAACATAGATGGTATTGATATATGTATTGAAGATTATATATTAGATAATAATGAAATAGCAAAAATAAATTATAAATTTGATTTTTTTACGATTAAGCGACTAATATTAAGTAGTACAAGCAAAGAAAAAATTTTTGAGTTTACTGAAAAAGCAATAAGTATCAAAGATAAGGAATATAGCGATTTTTTCAAAAAAAACTTTTCAAATAAAATTGAAAAAAAAAGATTTTCATACGTTGATTGGGTTTTTGATAATGCTATACCCAAAAGAAGCTTTAATAGTTTATTTTTAAAAGAAGGGCAATCCGAAAAAATCAAAGAACCTATATTATCATTTATTAAAAAAGAATCATATCCAGATTATATTAAACACGGTATACCTTATAAAATTAATATATTATTACATGGAAAACCCGGTGTTGGTAAAACATCATTAATACACGCTATTGCTTCTTCGTGCGACGCATGTATATGTAATTTAAATATTAATAGCGAGTTAAATGAAAATGATATGATTCGTGCTATTTCATCAGCATCTAATACAGAAAAAACATCAATATTAGTTATTGAAGATATAGATTGTATTTTTACAGATAGAAAAGATGGAGATTGTCTTAAAAATAAAATAACAATGAACGGTATACTAAATTGTCTAGACGGGTTTAATAACCCCGAGGGATTAATAGTTATTTTAACAACTAATCATCCAGATAAATTAGATAGCGCATTATTACGTTCGGGTAGAATAGACATCAATATTGAATTAACATATCTAGATAAATATCAGGCTAAAAACATGTTTAAAGCATTCTTTGATAATGATAAAATTTTTGAAGAAATGTGGAATAATATCAAAAAATACGATATAGAACCTTCAACATTAATGCAATTTTTATTTAGCAATAGAAACAAAAAAATTGAAGAAAAACTCAAAGATTTATATGATATACTATATAAAAAACATAATGCGCAAAATAATAAAAATATATATATGTAGATATGGGAGGCGGAGGTAGTAAACCTGTTGAAGATGCTTTTTGTGATAATGGTATACCAATAATAAGTGAATTAAATAATAATATAGAATGTTTCTCAAATCAAAATAAAAAAGAATTAATATATGTTTGTATAATTTTTATAATATTATTGATTATTAGCATACACTTTTTACATCGAAGGCGATAACATTATTTTTATTATCTCTAATAATACAATTAGGACCAAATGTAACTACGCCTTTATTAAAGCCATTAAAACTTTTTAGGTCATTAACTACTTTATCTGTACCATAATAATCATGTTTGATAACTTCATTATCAGTAAATCCATGACCCAGTGTAGCACAAATAGTATTGCCAATAATGATAGTATGGTCATTATCTAGAACAAAGTTATACATATATTCACAATCAACTGTAATAGTTTCATTGAGAGTATTTGGGAATACCCATTCAATATCTTTAATTGGATGATATGGCGTGATTGTTAAGCTGTCATTAATCTTCACCATATCACATTTATTATTTTCACATTTAATCTTAGTAACACAGATAACTTTGGAATATGTATTGTTAGATGTCATTACCAAATCATCTTTCATAATGTCTTTGCATTTCTTGATATTATTGGGATAAATAGACACATTACTATTTTCGTGGAAGCAACCCCCACTTGCATTGTGAAAACTTTGCCTAAAATCCAGACCACCTCGCGTAAATCCTTTTGTTGTCGCACCCCCTCCACGAGTAGAATTATCACAATTTCTAACAATATTTGATGGTTTAGGTGCCTCCATATTTGCATAAATCTCATCAATCTTATCTACCAATTCACCAAACAATTTCCCACCATATATAGATACACTTTTGTCTTTAAAATTATTACATTTTTGCTCTTTATGAGCATACATAAGAGAATAAATGTAATTTTTACCCCATTTATTATAAATCGCATCTGATGAAATAGCCAATATTACTTGTTCTTTTAAATCATTGATAATTAAACTATCGTTTTTGTATTTTGTAAGGAACTCATTAATATATATCAATGATGTATAATTATCGGGCATCGTTCTAATAATTTTATTCAATAGTTCAACAAATTCAAGTCTCATAATAATAAGGTCATTATCTTCATATAAATCATTTTCTGACTTAATATTAACGATTTCATTTGAATAAGAATTGTATTCCAACTCAATTTCATAATTATGTTGATCCAAATTATTCTCAAACTCAATAATAATATCCTTATTTTGCCCATAATTAATAGTGTTCAGATTAATTCTTTTTGAGTTTTCATATCCAACAATCTTTTTAATTTTATCATTTGTTGTAATTTTTAAAATTGCATTTGTACCACAAGCAGTCTTGATATTTGCCATTGCATGAATAATAATAGTACCAACAAATCCTGAATCCGGGATAAATGAAAATGTACCATTGCCGATATTCGCAATATCAGATAGAAGTTTAGTATCCAGCGAATATCCAAATCCAAATGTATAAATGGTGGGTTTAATAGTAATATTATTAATACTTTTTTCAAGACTTTCAATAATACCTCTTGGTGGCAGCAAGTGAGAACTAGGAATACCGTCGGTCATAAACATTAAAGATTTATTACAAACCGTGGAATCATTTGAAAATTGTTTAAGCCCCGTATTTAAACCAGCCCATACATTTGTACAACCTTCCGTATTAAGATTACTAATAAGTGTTTTGAGATATGTCTTATTGGATTCTGTAATATTTGTCATTCCACATACAACCTTTGCTACATCAGAAAATGTAATAATTGAAATTCTATCATTATTATTTAGTGATTCAATAATAGTTTTAATGGCATGTTTGGTAATATCAAGAATTGTAAATCCTACATCAACTTGTCTTTTATCCTGTTCAATATACGCGGGCGAATTCATTGACCCGGATACATCAATTACAACAACCAATTCATTGGGAACTTCAATTTTTCCATCAATTGGTTTAACAGATACACGTAGAATATTATTTTTACAATTTTCTTTTAATTGAATTGGATTAGTCTCGATATTAAAGTTAGAATTGATAATAACTTCATCTGGATTAACATTGCATGGGTTCAAATATGCAATAATAGCTTCTTTTAAAGAACGATTTGGCATTAAATTATTAATAGTCAAAGGCGACCTTGTAATTGGAGAAGTATTATTATTTGTTAACCATTGCTTAATTGCAGTTTCCTCATAAGAATTACCCTCATTGTCAACATATGGTTCATTCATAATATTATGAGTAATTGGGCAGATAAAGTATTGGGGCACTGAATGTGTTGTCATTTTTGTTATTATTATATTTAACAATATAATCAATTTTTATATAATATATAAAAAAAAGTTAATAAATAAATATATGTCCAATAAACTAATTATTATAATTGATGCGAGAGAACATAAATTATATGATGATATAATTTCTCGTGATCTAGATTCTTATAACGATAAAATAGAAATTATTAAAGAAAATATTGAGCTGGGTGATATACATATTATTTATAATGATATTTTTTATATTTTTGAAAGAAAAACTACGAGCGATTTACAATCATCAATACATGATGGAAGATATAAAGAGCAGAAAGCTCGTATGTTGGCTAATTATTCGCAAAAGCAAATATCTTACATAATTGAAGGAGATGATATATTATCTTCAAAAACATATAATAAATCGCAAATGTTGCAAGGGGCGTATTTACATACAATGTTTAGAGATAATATCAGAGTATTGTATACAAAAAATATAAATGAAACAGCTACATTTATTTTAACCATTGCTACAAAAATACTAGATAATCCACAATATTTTAATAATGACGAAATAACAGCTGATTATACTAGTTGTGTTAAATTGAAAAAGAAAAAAATTGAAAATATTGATGAACATACTTGTTATATTATGCAATTATCCCAAATACCTTATATTTCCAATGTTATCGCCAAAAATATTGCCAAAAGTTATCCAAATATGATTTCATTTATTGAATCATTTAAAGATTCAGATAATAAAAATAAAGAATTATGTAAAATAGAAGGTATTGGTAAAGAAAAGGCTAATTGTATCATTAAATATCTATTTAATGACAAAAGAGAATGATTTATAGTTTAGAATAATATCTGAGAATTTCCGAATCTTATTAACCAATTTTAAAGCACCCAGATTTTGTGTTTCAAATATATTTTCCATCGTATTACTATCTTGTTTTTTCATCAATTCTATATAACATAATAGAGCTTCATTATAATCCTTTACAAAAGGCTTATTATTAAGAGATATAATGTATATTTTCTCGCTATTTAATTTCATAATTTCGCTTATGATTTTAATAGTTTCACTTTCTTTATTGAGACATTCGTCGTTATGATAATCCCATATTTTAGTTTTATTATCTACTATATTGGCCGATGCTATGATTTTACCAGATTTTTGATTTTTTGTAATTTTAATATCTACTTTTGCAACACCATCGGGTATTGTAGTATCTATCTTTGTTGATTTAACTTTAACAGGTTTAGTATCTATAATAATATTACCCCCCGTATCCTTTATTTCTTTAATCTTTTTTGCACGAGGTTTCTTAGGCTCAGATAATAATTCAATATAACTATCAAATAGCAATGCTTTTACCATTTGTAGTTTTAAATTATCAATGCGATTATTCCTTTTAATTTCATCTTGATATATTGGTTTAATCTGTAAATTCTTATCTATTTCCTGCCAATATTTATCATCTTTTTCATAACCCGGTAATTCATCTAAACAAAGCGCATACAATTGTAGTAGAGGTTTCATAATTTGATTTGTAATATAATGTAAATAGTCTGGTACTAATTTATTTTCAACAATAAACTCAGGATTTTCTATTTTATCACCTTGCAATCCAGATGTGCTATTTGTTTTAATATAAACATAGGGAATTCTTTCATTTACAACAGGGCGATTTCCAGGGTCTCTCGCACCAATTCTATCTGCTAGAACTTTATGTGCTATTTTTGAGGGGTCTTTGTACGACGCTCTTAGATTTTTTGTAATCACTAAATCAGTAATTGGTGCTTTTCCTTCAACTAAATCAGATAATTCATCTTTTAGAAATTCAATTGAAGCACCCAAATCTTGTTTTTGTAATATTATATCAATAACTCCTCCATATATTTTCTTAACAATTTGAGCATTATCTCTTCGCTTTAATACGATACCCATTGATTTTTGTTTATACTTATTTACATCAAACTCATATAGATTACCAACATATCTCTTTTTACTAAATAAGATAAACGGATATAATGATTTCTCATAATTTAGTTTTTGTGGTTTTGGCATAATTTTTGCTATTTCTTTTTCTATTTTTTTACCAATCTCAATAGCATAAGGTAATGCATCCTTTCCTTGAACAATATTACCCTCGCAATCTTTTAAAGGAAATTTGCAGAATATAGAATCTGTATCACCATATATGACATCAGCTTCATAATTTTCTTCAACAAACTTTTTAGCTATCATAATCATCTCTCTGCCAGTAGCAGTTGTACATGCGGCAATTTCTTTAAGATAAATGGATGATGTCCTTGCGCCTATTTGACCATAAAGAGAGTTTGCTGTAATTTTATAAGCTAGCTGTAATGCATCAAACACGTCTTGTTCAAATATATTATATGTTTCTGAAATACTATCAACATCTGTTTTACTAATAACAGTTTTCTCATTAGTATCAACATCTAATAATTCATAAGAATCGTCATTTTCATTACACGAACCAGAAAATATTTTACCCGATTTATCAATTATTGTTTTATATTCTATTTTTTTACGAGTACTTTTACGTTGTTTAAGAAGCATATCCAGAATATCTGCTATGATCCCTTTTTTTCCATCTTTATATTGTACAAAAGTGCATACTTTTTCACCAATCTTCTTTTTCTTATCACCTTTGCCTTCATATAAATCATATGAAACATCTTTATATTCAATATTTGGATCTTCAATGCGATACTTTTCATCCATTAAATAACAATCGTGTGAAAGATTTCTAGCAATCATAGATGATGGATATAGAGAACCGTAATCAAATACCACAATAGGTTCATTTAAATAAATACCTTGTTTGGGATCAAGAACTACGGCACCTTCGTATCCTTCTTCCTCTTCAATTGCGTTTTCCCTAAATGATTTAATAACCGGAATCAATGTATCGTGTTCCATACATTGTTTCGCAATCAATGAGAATATTTTGATACCTTGCCCTCGTCTAAACAGAAAGTTAAGAGGAACTAAACATACGTTACCCATACCAATATTATTCTCAATAATTTTAAGTTTATGGATAAGTCTATTGATAAGACAGCAATCTTGAATGCAGTATTTGGCAATTTCGCAGCGATCGGCACTATTTCCCTTAAACTTACTGAATATTTCTTGCGGCTTCAAATCATTCTTTTTATCACCCAAGAATATAGACGCTACATTATCCAGCTTATAACTATCTAGTTTTTGTTCACGTTGCATAACCTTCAATAAATCAATTAATACAATACCGTCATAATCAATATATCTTAATATATTATCACCCATAGCAGAAGATGATAATTGTTGCTCGACAAGGGCATTTTTACGAGTAATTAATCTTCCCAAGCCAATACTAAAATCTTCGATAATATTTATCTCTTTTGCTCTATCCCAAATATAAGGCATATCAAAACCAAATATATTATATCCTGTAATAATATCGCTATTAAGATTATTCATAACATCCTTCCATTTGTTCAATAATTCTTTCTCTGTTTTACAAGATATAACATCACATCCCTCAATATCATCACAAGAATCAAGTGATACAATATTCTTGTATACTATATTATCAGAACCGTATAAATGAACCGTTGTACCAATTTGAATTATCTTATCTCCTTCCAATGGGATAAGAATATTATCTAGTATTTTACTAATTTTCATTTCTTCCGCGTTAATTTCAGCAACGGTCATATCTGTATCTGCTTCATCGTTATCATCGTCATTAACAGAAGAAGCTATTTTATCTAGAATACTCACAATATCAGCAATAACTGGTTTTAATAGCTTTGGAATATTTTGGATATATTCATTGGTAATTTTTCGCTTTGCATAGACTCTATTGATTTTCAAATCGGTTACCTCGTCAATCAAAATATCATCCAAATATATATTTTGAATCCAATTGATAATAAAATCTTTATCACAGTCATACCCGGCTTTCGCCACCAATGCTAAATCTTGGGCGACTTTACTATAAGTCTTCTTAGCTACTGGAAAATCACCATGACTACTCGTACATTCAATATCAAAAGATGTAACAAGAATTGGTGCGATTTTATTTTTTTCAATAGGAATTATATTTTTGTAATTAGAAACAATATTATAATCGCATCTACTAATATCATCATTGATTTTGTATTTTTCTACGCGAACCCAACTACATGGTTTTATATCTTGAATATGAAGATATTTTAGAAAAGGGTCAATATTATTCTCATAAGCAACATAACCCTTCTTTTCCAAAGACTTAAAATAGTATTTTAAAGTATTATATAATTTCAATGATTTAACAGAAACTTTCATAAAACGAAAGATTTTATTATTAGTAAAACCCCAAAAATCCTTTTTTCTAACAATGGTTAAATCTTTGAAATGTGATTCCATATTTTTAGGTATTATTTTCCGCTCATATTCTCTATTCATATATTGTGCCATATATTTTTGCGATATCATATATTCCTTGAAATCTGCAACTTTACTTTCAAATGCCATATCACTTAGAACTTCCCATGATTCAGGCGGTTTTATATAAAAGAATGGGATAAAGTTCTGAACATCAACACATACAGTTGCTCCATTTTCACAAGTACCATAGATTAATAAGGAGTAAAGCTCGTCATAATCTCTTTCTTTATTTTTGTCATTTTCAGGAACATATATGTCTGTTATTTGAAACTCTACGATATTTTTTTTTGGATTTAGAGGTTCGTGTGTTTTGCGAGGAAAATCCATTATAATTAACAGTATGTATTTCTTTTTAAATACTATAAATCAATTTTTAATTTATTATAATAAATAGAGAATGGAAGTGGGAACCGAAGGTTTAGTTATACTATTTTCCATAATTATTGGTGGTTATTATATAATAAATATGTATAATGAAAAGGATTTGGTTAAAATAACGAGTAGTGTAGATAATAAAAAATATACAGTGCAAATTAAAGAAGATTCAAAAGAAGCAGCAGATTTAATAGCTAAAATTAAACAACGTATTATTACTTTAATTGAACATATGGAAAAAACTTTTGGTATTAGCGATGAAAGAGTTGCTAATCTTAAAAATAATTTTAGACCAGATAGATTAAAGGAAGGTGTTGATACACCAGGATATACTAGTTATTCTGTTAATAAAGGCGAACAAATCGTATTATGTTTACGTAATAAAGACTCTTTGGTTGATATTAATACCATGATGTTTGTTGTATTACATGAAATGGCACATCTAGCATCGGTTAGTATTGGACATACCGAAGAATTTTGGAATAATTTTAGATGGATATTGGAAGAATCTATAAATATTGGAATATATGTTAAACAAGATTTTGAAAAGAAAAGCGTAGAATATTGTGGGATGGATATTACGTCGTCTCCATTAGATTAAAATATATAAGATTATATTTATCTTAATTATTATATTTTAATGAATAACATGATACTAGTTAATAAGAGTTTTAATGAATTTGAATATTTTTTATTATGTATTTTAATACTTATGCCTGTTAGTAAAAATTTAGCAGATATATTTATTGATAACGTTCATATTAAAAGAAAACTACATCAATATACAACGTGGAATCTTATAATGATACTATTTAATTATATAAATACAATGTATTTAGGATATAATAATTTGATTATTGATAAATTTATCGCTTTAAATTCATTTCATATTTTATGCTATTTTCATTGTTTTATATTATATGACAAAAGAATATTATTTGAAGAATTGCAAGGCGTTGAACCGTTCATGGACAAGTTAATCCCTGTCAATAGAGTTTCAAAAAGTAAATTAATTTCTTTTGAATATTTTATTTGTAATATCATTTTACATATTTTACCAGTATATTTTTATAGGAATAGTTTAGTTAATTACAATGAAAAAGACACCAATATCAAGATGTATATTTATACTATATGCTTTAAATTTGTATGGGTCTTAAATATAATTGGTCATTTTAATGTTACTACTATATATGTTCCCAAACTTGATGTTTGCAATATCAAAATTATTAATTTGATTTTACTATTAGATTTTTTAACTGATAAATTACTTAATGAGATAACATTTTGATTTTATATAAACAATATATATTATCGTTATATTAATAATGATACCTAAAATAATACATCAAACTTGGAAGTCCGAAACTTTACCCCCTGTTTTAAAAATGTTATATGATGAAAATGTTAATGTTCTTAAAAATAAAGGATATACATTCAAATTTTGGTGTGATAAAGATATTATAGAGTTTATTAATAGTAATTATCCCAATTACTATAATATCTATTCTTTTGCTAAAACGGGGGTTCAACGAGGTGATATAAGTAGAATACTTTTAGTAAATCATTATGGTGGAATATATATTGATCTAGATGTTTTGATAATGAAAGATTTTGCTGATTTAATTGATTTCAATGAGGACAAATTTTATATTTCTTATGAACCCTGTGGTCAAACTAATGCGTTATATAATGATGATAAATATTTATGCAATGCATTCTTTGCCTCCAATAAAAACAATAAATTTACACTTAAACTAGTAAGAGGAATATCAGATTATGTTTTACAACACGGAGTAACTATATTTAATAAATTTGATATTTTTGGTGGAAATTATATTAAACAATCAATGAAAAACTTTCAAGACAAGGATAAATATATACATATAATTGATGATAGAGAATTAATATATCCGATCAATGATTTAAAACTTGATAATATGCCATTTACAAATGATGATTGGAATATCCTTAAAAAAGGAATATATCCTATGGAACCAGTAATGATACATTATTGGATACATGGAGATTTCGAATCAAAAAATGTTATAAATCAATTTACCCCAAATAAAAATTTAAATGTTCATGATAATATGTATATATTCTTCAAAACTCTCTACCCTAATATAGCTAAAAAAATTGATTATCATATAAAATAATAATGAATACTTTTATTAATCATGTTAAAAAAGTTAAAATTTATTTTTGTTACAATTGTATTAAATATTAATTTTACAAAAAGTTTTACTAATTCAATTATAGTCCCTGATGCTTTTACGATAAGAAAAACTATAATAACAGATACGAAAATGCCAATCATATATACGGGAATTAATTATAATATTAAAAATATTGAAAAAAATAAATTTTTATCAGCAGAACATATATATCCACAATCATTATTGGATGAATACCAGAGCAAAGATATGCATAATATTATAAAAACTTTAAATACATTAAATGCAAATAGGTCTAATTATAAATATTGCGACAATTATGATTTAAATGATAGAAATTGGAAATCATTAGAATATAATAATTATGTAAATCATAAACTAAAATTATTTGTACCCAATTCTAATTCAAGGGGATTTATATCAAGATCTATTTTGTATATGTGTAGAGAATATAATTTCAAATTGCCAAATATAATTGATAAACAAACCTTGGTTAAATGGTTTTATACATATTCTCCAACAAATAGCGAATATTATCATAATGCTGTTGTTGAAAAAATTCAAAATACAAATAATATATTCGTTTCTAGTTATAGTAAAAAAAATATTGCAATTAAAAAATATATTGAACGTTTGTAAATGAGAAAAATTGATATTTATTATTTTTATATTATTTAAATGGATTCTTTGAATACAAAACAACAACAAGCTGTTGAGGCTGTATTAAATGGTAAAAATATATTTTTAACTGGTCCGGGCGGTACAGGTAAATCTTTCACTATAAAATATATTATTGAATTATTAAAAGACAAAAATTATGGTCTAACAGCTACAACTGGATCAGCAGCTGTTTTAATAGGAGGTCAAACAATTAATTCTTTTCTCGGTATTGGATTGGGAAGTGGTAAAATTTCAGATATTATTAAAAACATTATATCTAACAGATCAATATATAATAGAATATTGAAATTAGATGTTTTAATTATTGATGAAATCTCAATGTTAGATGATGCGTTATTTGATAAGATATCTAATGTTCTTTCAGATATTAAATCAAATGTTGATAAAAAATTAGCTGATGTACCTTTCGGTGGTATTCAAATGATATTTGTGGGAGATTTTTGCCAGTTAGCTCCTGTAAGAGGCCTTTATTGTTTCTTATCTAAATTATGGGATAAATTAGATATGGATATTATAATATTAGATGAATTAGTCAGACAAAGTGGTGATATATTATTTCAAAAAATTCTTAGCATTGTTAGAAAAGGTAAGTGTACGGATAATATTATAACAGTATTGGAGGGATTAAAGACAACGCAGTTTGCTGAAAACATTATTCCTACAAAATTATATCCAATCAATGAAGATGTAGACAAAATTAATAATATAGAAATACAAAGATTAAAAGATAATGGTAATTCATCAGTTATGTATAAAACGACATGTAGTTATGGATATGAGAAAGCAGCTTTAAATTTTAATGTGGAATTAACAGAAAAAGCACAAATTATTATTACGCGTAATATTGATATTAGTAAGGGATTAGTAAATGGTACACGAGGGGTTATTAAACATTTGGGTAGCGAATATGTTATAATACAAGATGTCTATAATAATACGCACATGATTAATTACTATAAGGATATCATAAATAAAAAAAAGGCAACATATATATTGCATATGCCCATACGTACGAGTTATGCATTATCTATACATAAATCACAAGGAATGACAATTGATGCTGTAGAGTTAGATTTAGGAGCTAATATATTTGCATATGGACAAACATATACTGCTTTATCCCGAGCAAAAAGTTTAAAATCAATAAAAATTATAAATGTAGATAAAAGCTCATTTAAATTAAATCCATATGTAAAAAAATTTTATAGTAATATAATAGATAAATAATGGGAGAAAAAAGAACATTTACAGTAGAATCGTCTAATATACAAAAATCAGGAGGAAGATATACTTCTAAAACTCCAAATGCTGCTGCTAAAAAAGCCGCGTCACAATTATTCAAAAAAGCCGCTAAATCTAAAACGCAAATTACTTTTGAACTTAGAGAAACTACAAAAGGTGAAGACAAAAAAATACACAAATATACTGCTAAGCGCGTTAAATTAGCAAAACCCAAAGTTATTACTATTATGGGTAATGAAATAACATATAGATATACAGTTCAGGTTAAAGCCGTCTAATACTTATTTACTCATCTGACATATAATCCGTGTCATTATCACTATAATAATATTCATAGCTATCATCGCTATCTGATGACATATAATATTCATATTCTTCATTATCTTCGTCAAAATATTCTTCATCATCACTTTCATCTTTATTATTTTTATATGATAATTCATTATAGTATTTATATTTCAAATTGATTTTATCATAATGATGTTTGATATCATCTGTGTCAATTTCAAATTGTTCTTGTTCTTCCATACGTTTTTTTTCTCTTGCTGCTGCGTTAAATAAGCACTTGGGTGGGTCTAGTTTTTTATCAAACTTATCAACAATATTAGTTTTATAACATTTAATAATATCCGCCTTATCATAGTTTTGACACTTATAATTTTCATAATTGTTAATTATTGAATTCATTCTCATATCTTTGATATATTCGCTGGAATACTTTTTAATTACCATATACTTTGAATAACATTCGTGAAGCGTCTTAATTGCATCTAAATTTTCTTCTCCGATATCACTTGTATTATTCATTTTATTTGCAAAATCAATAAAATCGTTGTAATCAATCATGGTAGTCATTTATTATATTAATTATATTTAATTATATAATTGAACTATCAATTTTTAAATCTTATTGAAAAATAAGGAATTATTCATTTTTTATGAAAAATACCTGGGATATCTTAAATACTGATTGTAAAAATTATATAATAGAATGGAAAAATAAATTAAACTATTTTCATACTGGATTTTATTATTTTAATGATTTAATATTTGGTAAAGTTTATATTTTTATAATAGAAATTACAATGTCACATGTTATAATTCTTGATTTAAATGTTTTTCAAACTAGAAAAAGACGAAAAAACTATGATTATAGTGGTGACATGTTTATAAAAATGAAATATGATAAACATTATATTCTTATATATCCTCATTATTTAAGATTACTTCAATATTTTTAATTATTTTATTTACTATTTCCGTAATTTTATCCAATTCAACATTTGGAGAATGTTTATATTCAATTAATACAGTAACGTTATCATTTATTTCACTTTTAACTATCAATGAAACTCTATTTGATATCTTATATTCTTTTATTGTAATTTCAGAAATGTTATCAATTTCATTTGTACACGGAAATATATATTGCGGGTATTTGTCTATTCTTGAACTGAGTATATATATATTATTCTTTTTTGTTTTATAGTATTTATCCTTTTTTTTTGTTTTTGATGTAACATATTGATTATCGTTTGATAATTCATATGTATACATTTTATCCCGCATATAATATATTTTGTATTTTTCTTCTTTTGTCTTTTTATAAATTTTATTTATGTTAGATTCTATATCACTTGACATGGTTACATCCATTACATTATCACTAAGTATATTTTTAATAAAATAAAATTCCACAATATTTATATCATCTTCAACCAATTCAGTTAATTTTATATTACTCATTATTGTTAATGATATTAATAATTATTATATCATTTTTTATTTAATATATAAAAAAATGATAGGTATTTTTATTAATTACAAAGTTATATTATGACTTCCGAAAACTATAAACTATATGATTTAGAAGAAGAAATTAAAAAATATACTGAAATAAGTAACATTGATAATGATAGCAAAGAAGATTATAACGAAACTAATAAACATAAAGTCCGAAATGATTTTACTGAATTATTAATTAAAAAAGCGAAAATACCTGAATTACTTGCAAGGGATTTGGAAATAGGAGTTTTTAATGCGACTATTGATTACGCAAATAATTATGGCATACAATTATCCTGGAAAAGTCAAATATTAATTGAAACTTATATAAATATTGCTAGAAGTATTTATTCTAATATTAAAAAAGATAGCTACATTGGTAATAAAAATTTACATAAACGTATGATTAAAAATAAAGAATTTATTCCACATATGTTACCATATATGCAATGTCATAATATCTTCCCAGAAAGATGGAAGGATATTATTGAGAAAAATCAACGTAGATTTAAGGCCGCCTATGAAATTAAACTTGTTGCTATGTCTGATATGATTACATGTACTAGATGTAAAGGCAAGAAAGTTAGTTATTATGAATTGCAAACTCGTTCAGGTGACGAGGCCTCTACTCTATTTATGAATTGCTTAATTTGTGGTAAAAAATGGAAACAATAATTATTTAATTTGTAATAATTCTGAACTCAAAGTATTCAAATATTATATATGAAGCGATACCATATATTAATTTTTCTTCTTCGCTTTCTATAAAGTCCATTATTTCTTCATATTTTTTTTTATTTAAAACATAATATTGTAATGCATTTTGTATACCATAATCATATATTATTAATTCAATGTCTTTTTTTTCATATAGTGGCAATTTCAAATGGTTGTAAACAAACATTTTAAGCTTATTAACTAACCATATTTTATTAGGAGTTACTATATGTTTAACCTTACAAAAAATAGTATTCGCCACATCATTATCCTCTTTTTTTATAATTATTTTGTATTTATAATCTTCCATTTTTTATTATAATTAAGCATTTTAACATTTATATAGTATTATAATTTCATTTTTTTTGTATTACATCTATTTCTATCAAAATTACAGAATACATGTATAAAATTGTGTACTTTATATGCGACACATATAAATACCTGATATTAACATAATTATTTTAGATATCTTCAATGATTGTTTTTTCAAAATTTTATTTGTTTTAATTGCATAACTATTAATTAATATTAAAGGCATTTGCAATAATATAAATTTTATGGATAATCCATATGGTATTATAGAACCCAATATTAAAAACACAAGTCCAATAATATTAGCTTTTTTATACCCATATAATACTGGTATTGTTTTAATATTATTTTTTTTATCTCCTTCCAAATCTATAATATCTAAAATCAATTCTTGCCACATTATAAAATTGAAAAGATAAATCATTGCAGGTATTACACTTTTAATATCACCATTTACAATTAATGCTCCTGTTAAAGGTGATTGTGTTATTATCAGAGATACAATTACATTCTTTAATAATGGTATATTCTTAAAAACAGGCGTGTATAAATATGTCGCAATTATAGTATTTGAAATTATATGTCTAATGAATGTGTTATCAATTAATGCCGATAAATAGTAGCTTAACAGCCCCAAATATGTTGAAAAGTATAAAACTTCTTCTGTTGTCAAATCCTTTGTATTTAATACTTTTAAACTCTTATCTTTATCCGTCCCCGATTTATAATCATAATAATCATTTATCACCATAGAGTTACTTGCTATTATTGCACTAATTATCCCCATCAATATAGCATACGGATTCAATAGTGTTTCTATGCTTTTTGTTGCCAAATAACTTCCAAATAGGGGTAATGCGAATTCATAAGGCAGGCCTTCTGGTCTCGTTATTTTAACATAGCTATTAAATTTTTTTATATGAATGGGTTTGGTATTTTCACTCATTTTTATTAAAAGCATATTTGTTGGTCTAAAACTATATGTTGACATTATTAATAAAAACAGTATTGCTATTTTTAATTTCATTATTAGTTTAATAAAATATATTATTTATATATAATTTATTAATGTGTAGATAAATTTTATCTAAAATAATAAAAAATTGATTGGTGGCGCTTTGTTAATAATACATCAACAAACAATGTTCTCTACCAACGCTACTCAGATCCCCGTCGAATACACCACTGGTGATTACAGTGTCCGCCTTAACCTCAACTTTGGTGAAGGAAAGGATTCGGAAGTTTACAAAAATGAAACCGAAAGGAAGAATTTCAAAGACAACTACAATATTGAGGTATATGAATCGGGAGAAGGTGATGATTACTCAAAGGGATATCGTGTTGTAACAAACGAAGGTCCTCTTGTTATTAAGGTTGGTGACATCTCTATTTCCGGCAAGGATGATTACAATTATGATTACGCAGTTGGCTTTGCTGTTGATAATAGTATGCCAGAATATACTACTGATATGTCTACCATTCCATATAATATTGACAGGGATGGAACTCTTTGGACCATTCCTGCTAATAATGGCGATAGCTATAAATTTGATCAAAACCCCAATGCCAAATATCAATGGATGGCAAAACGCGCTATGGATATTGGTTATGAGCCTACTGAGGAAGAGCTGAAACTCGGAATGGAAAAAACAAGCGAAAATACCGGGCTTATCTATATCACATTCATGGTATTCAAAAAACCTAGACAAGTTGAAGTTACTCGTGGTATCTCTCGTGGTATCTCTCGTGGTATCTCTCGTGGTACTACTCGTGGCGGTGACCAGATGGAAAGTGATGCTGCCAGATTTGGATATGGCAATGAAGCAAATAGTGCATCTAAAAAGAGCGATTTTGAATATGCGGGAAATACTGAACGCTATGTAATGCCTGTGCGATTGAGGATTAATAAGAAATCTGTGAATAGCGATATTAATTGCTCTCAGCATCTTAAAGGGGCAAGTGTTAATACTCTGCGCCGTCAGACAATGACAGTGCCTTTCTAAATAAATTAAAAATTGATATGTTATATAAGTATTTATTTTTATAATTATATTAAGTAGAATATGATGACTTCTCCGCAAATTATTAAGAATACTATTAACATAACTCACGATTTATCTAGTGTTATTATGAGGAATCGCGCCATTGTTATGATTAGATTGCTAAAAGAAAAAAAGGTAAAGGATAAAGAGTTTAAAAAACAACAACAACGTATCATGAATAATAAATTTTGTATTGGGTTTTGTGAAAATCCTTTAAATTGTTCTTGTTTTATTAACAATTCAATTTAGATTAAAATCTTCTTATGAACTGTTTCTATCGCACCTTCAATCCATGCTTGCCTATCACAATATGTTTCTCCCAAAATATAAATGTCTTTTTTTATAAACAAACTATCAATCGTTTTTTGTATTTTTTTGGAATTAATCCCCACTTTCCACATATGATCTCCTGAACTCCAATAATGCATTGTTATCCAATCCGGTTCTTTTATTTTTTTATCAGGAAACATTTCGTCTAACAACTTCTTGATATGTTTTTTAACAGATTTTTCATCCTTAAATGTATTCCAGAAATCAGCATTATAACTATCACTATAACTTATTTGTATTAATCCTGAATTGTAATCAATCGGTATTATAAATTGTAATTTATTATCGGTCAATGTTTTGGGTATATCCTTGAACCAGACATCTTTAAATTGCGCATATATTCTTAGCAGTTTACCATCACTAACACTATTAATTACATTTTCATATTTTTTAAAATAAGATATATTTAAATAATCGCTTCGTGTTATAGTTAAATATAGCTTACTATATTTATATTTTTTATTATTTATAGTATATGATTTACTTGTTTCATTAATATCTATAAGAGATGCATTAAACACTATTTTAACGTTGCGCGATTTAAGATATTCGTATAGAACATCGCATAATTTCTGGATTCCTTCTTTTAATACAAAAAAATCGTTGTTTTTAACATCAAAATCTTTACGTAAAGTTAAAATAGCATTATGAGCATTCATATCATATATTTCACCAACATATCCCAATGATTTGTTGAGCACTTCTACTTCATTTGTTGGCAAGAATAATGAAAAATAGTTATGTAGATTATAATCATGTTTATTGACTTTTATTTTTTTATTTATTGCATAATCCCATAATTTATCTAGGCTACTATAACTTGATTTATAGTAAGCCAATAGCTCTTTTTCTTCCATCATTTTGCCATTAAGATAGTACATCTTATCCTTATTAATATCAATTATTTGGTCTTCTAATTTAAAATCTTTAATTAGTTTCATAACATATTTGTGCTTTTTCCCTAACCTTCCTGCTCCAACAGAGTAGTTGAATCCCTTATTGCTATACGTATAAACACGTCCTCCTATACGATTATTCTTTTCATATATTACTATATCTTCTGGATTAACATTTTTAATAGTAATCAATTTATAAGCTAGATATAATCCTGTTATTCCAGCTCCAATAATAACATGTTTCATAGCTTCTAAAAAAAGAGTACATAATTATGTAAAAAGTTAAAATTATAAAAAGTTTATAAAATCATTAGAAAAATAAAATTATGTACTCATTTCTTCGATTTTAAGACCTCTTGAATAATTCACCAATGATATACCAGAAAATATTAGTACAAATCCCATCGCTTCTAATAGTGTTAATGATTCACTTAATACTAAATATCCCAATATCAAAGTAACTATCGGATAAAGAGATGTTAATAACGTAGCAATTGCTACCTTTTTATCATTACTAACCGCGTATAAATATCCATAATTTGCCATCAATAACAATGAAGTAGCAACAATAATAACTAAAATTATATATTTATTATTCATAATTGTCGCACAATCTTTAATAAAACCACCATTGCTACTATTCAAAACAATACCTAGTAATATCAAGAAATGTATAAGGGAAACAAATAACATAAGTGTGAGAATATCAATGTATTGTAATATATATTTATCAAATAATGGTGCAATGCCCCAAATTAAATTTACAATAAAATAATATATATATAACATCTCTCTAATTATTAAAAATGTATTTTAAAAGTATAGTTTATGTTATTTAGATTTATTGGTGGCACTAATTATATTGCTATTTCTAAATTTATTCATAAAATGTATGACAAATCTATAATTCCTATTATTGATTATGCTAAGGAAGGTGCTAAAACACCCGGAGATGTTATTAGTTATAACAAAGAAGTTGTTTCATTGATAAATCAAATAAGTCAAGAACATACTAATCGCGACATTGGATATGCTATCAAACTTTCATCGTTTTCAGCATATAATCCCGAAGATAATATTGATAACTTTATAAAAAGAGTTATAAATACAGAACATAAAAATAAGTATATATATTTTGACGCCGAATATACTCATCTGTATGATGAAGAAAATAAAATCTTCAATAAAATTATTCAAAAATATCAAGATATAGATAATTTGCATTTATTCAAAACATATCAGATGTATAAAAAAAACAGTTTATACTATATTAAACGCGATTTAGATACTTACGATAAGATAGGATTTAAATTGGTTAGAGGTGCTTATTACAATAAAGAAGATACCGAACTATTTGAAGATAAAACAGATACTGACGTTAATTATAATGATGCTGTTAAATATCTTATTGCTAATACGAATAATAAAATTTGCATAGCTACTCATAACAAGGATTCTATTGACTATGCTTTATCATTTAATCCTGGATATAATGTATCATATGCGCAATTATTAGGCATGGGAGATAGTTCAACAGATTTTTTATTAAATAAAAATAAAACAGTATTTAAATATGTTCCATATGGAAATGTTTTTGATATTTATCCATATTTGTTGAGGAGACTATATGAAAATATAGATATGTTAAAGTATATGAAATAACATAATAAACATATAAAAAGTTATTAATATAAAATAATAAATGTATTTTGAGAATGAAGCAGGTTATTTAAAGCTTTTGAAAGAAACTCTTAAAGAAGGTGAAATTAAATATACACGAAATGGAGTTGTATATTCTAAGTTTGGTTGTATGATGAAATTTAACAATATTAATAATTTTCCATTATTAACAACTAAAAAGATGTTTTTAAGAGGTATCGTGGAGGAACTCTTATGGTTTTTGAGAGGTTCTACGGATGCCAATGAACTCAAAGAGAAAAAGGTTAATATATGGACGGGTAATTCTACTCGTGAATATCTAGATAGTGTAGGGTTGACCGAATATAAAGAAGGTGAATTGGGGCCTGTTTATGGTTGGCAATGGCGTAAATTTGGAGAAGATTACAACAATCCTACTAAACAAGGTAAAGACCAAATTAGATATGTATTAGAGGAATTACTAAAACCAAATAATAGTCGCCGCGCAGTATTATCGGGATGGAATCCAGTTGATCTTAATAAAATGGCATTGCCACCTTGCCATATTCTATATATATTTAATAAAACAGACAAGGGGCTTTCATGTCATATGACATTGCGTAGCTCTGATTTATTCTTAGGATTACCATTTAATATTGCCAGTACTGCTTTATTAACACAAATACTTGCAACTGTACTACATATTGATATTTCCGAAATCTGTTTATCTATTTGTGATGCCCATATTTATCAAGAACATGTACAACAAATAGATAAACAGGTTTTACAAGAACCATATGAACTACCCAAACTAATAATCAAGAAGTTTCCTCCTCCTATTGACAGTAGTATTGATGAAAAAATAAATTGGATTGAATCTCTAAAATATGAGGATTTTGAATTAAAAGATTATCTATCACACCCTGCTCTGCCAGCTATTATGAAATAGCAGTCGGATGCCATTTTTTAAACTTTTCATTATAAATGCAAACAAATCCAATAACAGTCATTGCGTTTTTATCCTTGAATGCTGTTCGCAATAGCTTACTATCTTTCATTGTCTGTACGAGAGCAATACCAAGCATATTCTTGATATCTTCTTTTTCATAAACATTATAGATATCTGGTTCATTAGTTTTGGTTAAATATAATATTTTGTCATTTTCACCAAGATTAATATCACATTTTGGTTTAACAACAATTATGTCTTTATTGGTATTATTTTCAATAGTTTTAAATTCTGTAATATCCTTTGTTTTTCTTACAACTTCAATAATATTTGTATCATCAAAATTATATAACTTGGGTTTATATTTTAAATCATAAGGCCATATATATATACCACGACATGTATAATTAAGATCTTTTGTTAGATTCTGGATTTCTTCGATAGATTCCTTATATAAATTGTAATATGTCTTAACTTTATAGTTACATACATCAATTGTTTTATCAGGTGTATATTGAGTTTCTAACATATTATAAAGAATATTTAGTCGCTGAGGTAATGTTTTATTTTTTAAATGAATACCTTCGTAACATATAATATCATTTATTAGAAAAGTCCAAGTATCATCTTTGCACTTAACCATTTCCCCGTCTAGCAAAGTATTTTTAAATAGCATTTTATCAAATAATCCGCGTCCAAATATAATACGAGGGCGTTGATAACCCGGATGTATTTTTTTATCTATATAATACATAATTTCGATGTCATTATATAGTGTAAAATAAAGATAGTATCTATTTCCATTTGATCTTAAATTTAGCATATGATTTGATAATATATAATTTACATTATTACTGTCTAAATTATGATGATGTCTTTGCAAAATCTTTACATTATATTTATTATATAAATCTGATAATATAATATCCTTATGGTCGTTACTTTTAATATTGAAAGCAATTCTGTTTGAGAAACTGATAATACCCTGCATTAAATTAAATAGACGATTATTGTAATATAATATCTATCATTTTTTTAAATAAAAAACAATATAACGCTAATACAATTATTATATATGTTAATATGAATAAGCTTTATCGCGAATGGTTTGGTAATCCAGATTATTGGTTTGCTAATAATAAAATAATTGACGAATATTTATGTGACAAATATTTTAAACATATTCATAAGACTAAACAATTATATGAATATAAAGAGATTTATAGTAAAGAAACATTAATATCATGTATATTACTATTAGACCAAATACCAAGACATTATAAAAGGTTGGGATATGATATTGATGTAGATGAATATTCACATGAAGCTATCAAATTTACAAATTATGTACTAAGTATCTATAAAGATTTAAGGATAGACGAATTATGTTTTGTTTATTTACCATATAGACATGTTAAAGACGTAAACAAGATACATGAAATTATCAAAATATTTTTAAGAATATATGATAATTCTAATATCATAGATAGAATAAAATGTAAAAGATATTTATCGGCTACTTTAAATAATATTTACAAACATATTAATGCAAAATATCTAGATAATACGTTACATATAAAATCATGGGATTCTTTAAATGTGAATATTTTTGATAAATTATCTTTAAACAATTCTGATATTTATTTAAAATGCTGTGACATTGATGTTTATAATAATATATATACAGAATATTCAAAATTAAATCCAATATATCCTGACCCTAAAATCATAGTATCTTTATCGGGTGGTGTTGACAGTATTGTAGCTCTATATATCCTTAGTAAAATAAGTAAAAATGTTATTGCGGTTCATATAAATTACAATAATCGTAAAGAATCGCAAGATGAATTGGACTTTGTTAATTATTATTGTGATTATCTTGGTATACGTCTTGTATATAGGACTATTACAGAAATTACAAGAGATGATTGTTTAAGTAATGGTTTACGCGATCTATATGAAGATATTACAAAAAAGATAAGATTTCATATGTACGAATTACTCAACGATACCAATACATATATATTATTAGGACACAATAAAGACGATTGTTTTGAAAATATTATAACAAATATTACTAATAAAAATAGTTATGATAATCTTTCTGGTATGGAGTCTATCAAAATAATAGATAACATTAAATTTTGGCGCCCTATGCTAAATATAGCTAAAAAAGATATAATACATTTTGCTAATTTAAATGAAATTCCTTATTTATGCGACAGTACTCCTAAATGGTCAGTTAGAGGTAAAATTAGAGATAATTTAAGACCATTATTATGTAATTTGAAGAATAATGCAGATATAACACATTGTGGTGACGATAGTGCTATTGAATCTTTTTTTACATTAAAGGAACATATAAAAGAGTCTAATAATATAATCAATGATATTATAATTAATAAATTAATAAAAAGTATAAAATGTATTAATAACGTGAATAATGTACTATTTGGGACATTTAGTATTGACGATTTATATACTTTCAGATATAAAAGTATATCAAAGATGTTTTTTACTAGATTGAATATCAATATTAGTAGTAAAACATTAAGTGATTTTATTGAATTTATCAATAGATTTATAATTACCAGTAAAGAGAGGAAGTTTGTTTTAAATAAAAATAATATATTTATGATAAAAAACAGTGATGATAATTTATATAAAAAAATAATTATTAGTTAATTTAAGCATGAGTAGAATAATATCGAGATATGCTTTTGGTATTGTTAAAAGAATAATGCCAAAAATATCTGCTACCGAAAAGGCCGCTTTAAACTCTGGTTCAGTGTCAATTGAAGGAGATATCTTTAACGGTAAAATAAATATAAATGAAATTGTTGATAAATACAATATTAAACTTAAAAATGAGGAGATTGAGTTTTTAAACAATGAAACTAATACATTATGTGAATTGATAGATAACGAAGAAGTAGAAAGAAATCAGAATCTATCTAATGATACATGGGATTATATAAAGAAAAATAAGTTTATGGGATTGGTAATACCCCGGAAATACAATGGTCTTGAATTTAGTGCCCATGCACATTCATTAATTGTTGAAAAAATAGCTAGCAGAAATATTGCAAGTGCAGTTAGTGTTATGGTACCTAATTCTCTGGGACCTGGTGAATTATTGAGTCATTATGGCACGGAGGAACAAAAAGATTATTATTTATCAAAATTGGCTGATGGAAGACATATACCTTGTTTTGGACTAACAACAGAAACATCTGGATCGGATGCTGCTTCAATGTATGACGAGGGATATGTTGTAAATAAGGATGGTGAACTTGGAATAATGGTAACATTTTCTAAGAGATATATTACATTAGCGCCGATTGCTAGTTTAATAGGACTTGCATTTAAAGTCGTTGATCCTAATAAATTACTTGTAGACGGCAAAGAAGGTATTACCGTGGCATTATTGGAGAAAAACAAATTCCCAGAAATTGAAATAGGAAACCGACATAATCCATTGAATATTGGTTTCATGAATGGTACAATAAGAGGCAATAATATATTTATACCTATGTCGCGCGTGATTGGAGGAGAGAAGAATTGTGGTATTGGATGGAATATGTTAATGGAATCGCTAGGTGAAGGCAGGGGGATATCTTTACCTGCCATGTCAGTAGCAACGGCTAAACTTTGCACATTAGGTGTTGGTGGATACGCGCGCATTAGAAAACAGTTTAATATTCCAATAGCAGAAATGGAAGGGGTCAAAGAAAAACTTGCTGTTATCGCTGGTAATAATTATAAATTAATAGCTGCGCAAAATCTATTTAATGCAATTGTAGATAATGGAGAGAAGCCCCCAGTATTATCGGCTATTATGAAATATAAATGTACTGAATATGGTAGAATATCTGTTAATAATGGAATGGATATATTGGGTGGCGCTGGTATATGTAAGGGTTCCATGAACTTTTTATCATCTAATTATTCAGCTACACCCGTCGCTATTACGGTTGAAGGTTCTAATACTCTTACACGTTCTTTAATAATATTCGGACAGGGACTAAACAGGTCTCATCCTTATCTATTAGATACAATTACAAGTATTGAAACAAACGATAAAGCTAAATTCCATGATAACTTTATAAATATAATTAGACATACTTTTAATAACCTTGGTCGTTCACTTTATTATGGTATTTACCTTAAATTTTATAATAATAAAAATGTCGCAGATTTTCACGAAGTACAATTAAAACGTCATGTGGCCAACTTTGCCTTCTCGGCAAATATAGCATTGTTGATGGGTGGAAAAATAAAAACAGCTGAATACATTTCTGGAAGATATGCTGATATATTATCTGATATATATATGTCCCAAGCTTGTTTATGGTATTATAAAAAACACAATGATGTTAAAGACATTGATAAATTATTAGATTATTGTTTAAATGACTATTCTAATAGTATTCAAAAAAATATATATGGTATTGCTAATAATATTCCATTGCCTATAATGGGAACGCTAATTAAAATGGTAACATACCCTCTTGGAATTAATTATAAACCAAATAAAGATAAAGTTGTTACAGATGTTTCTAATATAATTACAAAACCAACAGAATTACGTAAATTATTAACAGATAATGTATTTATATCCGATAATGATGACGATAGAATAAATCAAATTGATAAAGGAATAGAGCTATGCTATAATAGTGATAAGTTATTAAAACAGCTTAAAACAGATGATGATAATATTAAAATAATGAGAGCAAATCAGTTAAGAAAAAAAATTATCAAAGTTGACGAATTCAATGAAATACGCCATTAAATAATCTAAATAGTATTATTAGTACTCTAATATATGATATAATGTCTTCTACGCGCGAATAGAAAATTAAGATAATATGTTGTTATAACATGATTTACTAAATTATTTATTTTTAATCTATCATTCTTAATTTCATTAATTTTATATTTAGTAATTAAGTGATTAGCATTATTTAATCTATTAAAAGGTTTTTTAACAATAGATATACTATTGAGATGGGCAAATGCATTTACCAACGATAGTAGTGTAAATAAAATTAAATATTTAAACATTAACATGTAATATTAAATATTCTTTAAATAATATAAATGATATATAATATTTATAAATATGAGAGTGAATTACCAGATAATACAATTGCTATTGACGGTGTAGTATATTCATTAGACGATTGGGAGCATCCCGGTGGTAATCAGATTAGATTATTTGGTGGCAATGATGTTTCGGTACAATATAGAATGATACATGCATTCCACGGCGAAGACACGAGAAAGGTAATGCCGGTTGTTGGTAAATTACTTAATTATAATAAGGATTATACATTTGATTCAGAATTTGAAAAGGAATTAAAAGAAGAGGTTAAAAAGATTGTATTACCTCACAAAATGTATGCGACTCCGGGATTCAAATATAGGGTCCTATTATATTGTTCGAATTATGTTATATTAATGTATTACTATGTGATATATGGAGCTAATTTTAAATTATGTACATTACTTGGTATTGCAGAGGCATTAATTGGATTAAATGTACAACATGATGCAAATCATGGGGCTATATCTAGAAAACCTTTTTGGAATGATATATTGGGATATGGCGCTGATTTAATAGGTGGTAATAAATATCTTTGGTTACAGCAACATTGGACCCATCACGCATTTACAAATGATAATATTAGAGACCCCGATGCTAAAAGCATGGAACCATTCTTAATATTTCATAATTATAATGCGGAATCTCCTAATCGCAAATATATCACAAAATATCAATATATATATATGATTCCATTATTTTCATTATACTGGTTATCATCAATATTTTCTAGCGAAATATTTTCGGGTTTACAATTTTCTGTTAATGAATACTCGGAGATTAATTTTAAAAATAGTTATATTCAAAGTAAGATAGGCATATCTATAATACTAAGATTGGTATATTTATATTTAAAATGCTTTTCACAATTTTATCATTATGATACAACAACTGCTATGATATACATAATATATTCTTCGTTCGTATCATCCCTTATGTTAGCTATACCTTTTTCATTATCGCATAATTTTGAAAATGTAGAAAGATTTCCTAGTAGAATAGATTGGTATAAATCACAAGTAGAAACTTCATGTACTTATGGTGGAAAATATATAGGTTATTTATGTGGTGGGCTTAATTATCAAATAGAACATCATTTATTTCCAAGAATGTCAAGTGCGTGGTATCCATATATTCAAGAGACTGTTATGAAGGTATGTAAAAAACATAAAATAAGATATGCATATTACCCTACTTTCCTGGAAAACTTTAAATCTACAATAAAATATGTTAGTAGTATATCTAATAAGAAAAAGAGTACATAATTAATAAAAAAGTATAAATTATAAAAAGTTTATAAAATCATTAGAAAAATAAGATTATGTACTCATTTTTATGCCACAACCATTCTGTCAGACAATTTGAAAGACATGTGGTTATCTTTTAATACACATAATGGTACATTGGCTAATGGTAAATCACCTTTGTTGGGTTTTAAAGAATAATTATAAATTTGGTTATAATCAAGATTTGGATTATTATTCTCTGCTAAATCTGCGGTATATATTTTTTCTAAATCGGGTGAAAATACACGTTGTTCTGCTGTTTTAATTGTATCCTGTGTTATTATTTCTTTATTAAAATTGGTATTATCAACTTCTTTATTAGAACTATACATATTAAACGTGTTTTTGTTTGCAATATCAATATTATTAGTATTTGGCATCTTGGGAATATCTTGATCATATAAATTAGTTAATTTAGGAGGACATCTTACTTTAATATCTCCCATATCTCGTTTTTTAGACGGTTCAGGTGGAGGCTCTTTATATTTTACTGGTTCTTCTTTTGGTAGATCATTTTTTGACATATTAAAAAATAATAGAAATACAAATATTATTAAAAATATAATACATATGATTTCTATATAATAGATTTCGTTATCTTTCATATTACTATATTAAAATAATATTTTAATCGTCATCTTCAATAAATTTAACCTTCCCTTTTGTTTCTTCCTCACTATAATTATGAAATTGTATTAATTCGTTATCTTGATAATAGGAAATATTATACTTATTAGTATTGTAAAATTTAGTGCGAGCATAACCTTTGCGTTTAAATACGGAGAATTCGTCTAAAATATCGATACACAGTGGAATATATTTTCTGTCTTCGGGGCGTTCTCTAAGAATACGACCGATAGATTGTTGTATATCAGATATAGGAGAAGCAAATATTACTGTATTTAATGTCGGGACATTGAATCCCTCAGACGCCAATTGATATGTCGCTAAAATAATTTGTTTTTCAGAGGATATATTTAGATCAGCTTGTTTCATACCACCAACATAATATCCGTAATCCTTATTCAAAATATTTCTATCAACAATATATGTTTCTATATCACTTAATAAATTTCTACGTTCGCTTAAAATTAATATTCTTCTATTGGGGTCTTTTTTTATCAGACTTTCTAAAACATTGATAATATATTCCGTCCTAGGTTTGAATTTGCAAATGTTATTAATCATGGCTGCTGTATTCTCCTTTCCATTCCACATTTGTTTTACAGCAGAATATTCAACATTTGGTTCATAATACTTATGTATTTGCACTTCTACTTCTGTAAATTCTTTGTTTTTCATTGTGTAAACAGAATTACCAATATAATATTCAAAAACCTTGCGCATACCATCTTTGCGATTTAGAGTAGCAGATAAACCCAAAATAATAGGCATATTTAGTTTTTTAAAAGCGCGACAAAATACTTGTGCTCCTGTATGGTGTACTTCGTCAATAATTATAAAACCAATATCATTGAAAATATTAATATCATAATCTCTCATTGATAATGATTGTAAAGATGCGATAATAAAATCTTTATTTTCAACATCTACCTTATTTTGTTTTATAATACCAATGCTGGAATTTGGAGAGAATGTTTTGACTGTATCAATAAATTGTTGATTAAGGAAGTCTTTGTGACTAATAAACATAGTTTTTTTTTTCAATTGACAGGCGATATATAGACTCATTATAGTTTTACCGAAACCACATGGAACTGAAATAATACCACCCATTTTAAGAGGATTTCTTGCTGCTTCTAGAAATTTATTTACGGGTTCGTGTTGAAAATCTCTCAATTTACCATTAAACTCAACATTTATATCAGCACCACATTGTAATTTAGAAGTTTTCGGAAGTCCGTAATTACATAGACCATAGTATCTCGGAATATAAATCCTTTTTTCAGTTTCCTTATACAATAAGAAAGTATTATCTGGTTTATCATTATTAACCCCCATATCAAAATTAATTCTAGGTTTCATAGTAAGATTCTCTTTAATTTTGACTAATTCTTCACTTTTCAAAGAAGATTTAAGAAGACTATATCCGTTTATAGTTAACATTATATAAGCTATTACATAAATATAATCGTATCATTTTTTTATATGAATTATAATAGAATACAGTTAAAATACAAATGATAATTAACTCATTTAGAATATTGGCTGTCGTATTATTATTTGCAGTTATGCTGATACATGATATACCATTCAAGAAAATGTATAAGGATTCTATTATGCAATTTTATTTAGCTGTATTATGTGTTGCTATATTGATGTTATTTGATAATATTACTGGTTTTGTAGTAACATTTGCTTTATTAATTGTATATTTCAGAATATATAATGCGGAAATAAGAGAGCGGAATATGATTAAAATACAAGAAATTAAAGAAAAAGAAGAAAAAGATAAAGAAGAAGTAAAGACTAAAAAATGCAATGAAGGTGATAAATGTAGATTAGAAAACCCTGATAAAAAAAGTATTATTATTCGCGAAATCAATAATATAGAAACCGAAGGATTAAATCCATATATTACCGAAGAACATTTAATATCGGCACAGAATAATGTTATAAACGATGAAATATATAATACTGAAATAGGTGAACTAACGACTGAATATAAAAATGCGAGACCATTATATAAATCACAGGGGTTAAATGATAATCAACATCATTTAGAGGGTTATGATTATTATAATAGTTATTATGGAACTTTACAATATGAATCAATAATTAATTAAAATAATCTCCTGAATTATTAGATAATTACAATGGTAAATGAAAAATTTGTATCACAAAACGAAAATGATGAAGTCGTAAAAGAAACCTTTACTATATTCGGATATTCTGTTGTAAGCGTCATGGTTGTAATCGCCTTATTATGGAGTTATAATATTGGAGATAATTTGTATTTATTCTTGACAGTATATTCTTTAATAATAATACTTTATACGGTAATCATAATATCATTAGTTGTTATGAATAAAAAAAATTATGATATAACATCGTATATGATATTGTTTGGAACAACAATATTTACAATATTTTTAGCATTTTTTATTGGTGTATTTTTTGTATATAAATATTTTAGCGTTGCCTCTTTGAAAAGAAATAGCGACCAGGTAATAAATTATTCTTATAAATATTAAATATAATTAAAAAACGATAGTACATATAAAATTATAAATAGTGATGCTGTTTTTATTAGAATATCATAAGCATTAAGATTTTCATGTAAATATTCTGGCATTTTTTCATAAATTGCCGAAACCATACTAGTATTATGTATTAATAATACAATTATTACAATAGTTAAATTCTTTTTTACCAATTCCATATCTATATTTACTATATTTGCTATATTTGAATTGTTATAATTTTGCGAAGGTGGGTATTTTTCAGATATGTTATATTCGGGTTTTCTATATTGAGAAGGTGGGGGTGGGGGATAATTATCATCTGGGGGGAATTCAACAATTTCGTCTTCGTAATCGGGTATCATACTACTACTTGTATTTTTATTTTTAGAGGTATATTCGTCGCGGAACTCATTTAATACATCTTGAACCAACGGGTCATTAATATCATTATTATCTGTTGTATTTGTATTTCCATTTAACGTAGATGTTGGCGTAGACATATTTATACTTATTCGTAACTCTAATGATATAATATATTTAGATAATTAACTTTATAACGCAATTTATAACTAGGTATTCATTGCTTCTTCTTTACAGGTTACCTTATATTTATTAAGTTTATAGCATTTATTATTATATTTAAAATCAGCATCTATCAATTTAATTGGCATATAAAATAACAATGCAATGGATAATCCGAATATAGCACTAATTATTAATTGCCCCGCTTTATCATAGAACATTCTATCAATTATATAATTTAATTTAGATGTTCGCATTGATTATCCTAATGTATGTCTTTATTTTTATATTAATGGTGTCGGATAGTTATTATCATCCAAACATTTTATATTTATAACATCATATTTGTAACATTCATTATTTTCACCAATATATATATTATTATTTACATTTTCAAACATCATATGTTTATCATTTTGTGTTATGAAATATACATATATAATTCCAAATATAAATGCAATAAAAAAACTATACCAATTAATATAGAATATATTTTTCATATCTATTAATATTCTTATATTATTTCTTAATACATCTACCAGAATCGGGATTACATTTTTTTCCTTTTATTTCACATTCCTTCTTTTTATCTTCCGAACATTTATCTAATTTAACGACTGGTTCTACTGGTGCTACCTTTGGTGCTACCTTTGGTGCTACCTTTGGTGCTACATTTGGTGCTACATTTGGTGCTACCTTTGGTGCTACATTTGGTGCTACATTTGGTTCTACATTTGGTTCTACTGGTGCTACTGGTGCTACTGGTGCTACTGGTGCTACTGGTGCTACTTTTGGTACTACTGGTGCTACTGGTGCTACCTTTGGTGCTACCTTTGGTTCTACTGGTGCTACCTTTGGTGCTACCTTTGGTACTGGTGCTACTTTTTTACCGGTTGTTTTAACAACCGGTTCTTTAATACATCTACCAGATTCTGGGTTGCATATTTTGCCTTTATCTTTACACTCTTTTTTCTTAGCTTCCGTGCATTTATCATTTTCGGGTTTATCATCTTCGGGTTTATCATCTTCGGGTTTATCATCTTTGGGTTTATCATTTTCGGGTTTATCATCTTCGGGTTTATCATCTTTTGGTTTATCATCTTCGGGTTTATCATCTTCGGGTTTATTATCTTCGGGTTTATCATCTTTTGGTTTATCATCTTTGGGTTTATCATCTTTAATACATCTACCAGAATCAGGATTACATTTTTTGCCCTTATCTTTACATTCCTTTTTCTTAGATTCCGGGCATTTATCTGCTTTTCTTGGAAGTACCTTTGGTTTTATAGTCTGTATATTTTGCTGTTTTGGCATATTAATAACCTTTTCATCATCTATTATTATATCCAAATACGAATATAAATTCAATTTATCATTATATTTAGGTGGTTTTAATTTTAAATAATTGTGTAAAGCAGTTTTTGTTTTGTCTAATTTAAAAGTTTCCATTAAGTCAGTTTTTTCACGCAACCAATTATCATAGTTAATATTTTGTTCAACTCTTTTGTTTTCATAGTTTTCATAATATTTTTCTCTTTTTTTATTGCTAATGTTCTCCTTATCAGAAATATTATCAAAATATAATTTAATATTATCTTTTAATAATCCAGTATCTATATCGTTATTTGCATTAGTTATATCAATTATATTTTTGTTAATATTTCTTAATATTTCCATTTAATAATATTAGGGATAAAAATAAATATTTTATGGGGGCAATATAATATCATCAAACATCCCTTTATAAAAAGTTTGTAAACTTTCTGCGGGTTCCATTTGTTCTTCGTAAACACTTCTTGGCACATATTTAATAATAACTTTATCTTTTTTACATATTTTTTTATTACTGTAATATCCTTGTATTATTAATAAGCAACCTATAAATAAAATAAATATAGCAATTGCCTTCATATTCCAATGATAACTCTAAATAGGTTAATTATTTATTTTTCTCTTCTTTGCGTTGACTCCACACATCTACATTTTCAATACTTTCTTTGATACTAGATAATTCAACATTTGTATCATCATTTATATCATCATTTAATGCATCTGTTGGAGATTGCTTATTATCAAGAGATGAAGCTGCAACAATAGAATTTTTACGAGATTCAAAGACAGTATCCTTATCTTCCATATTTTGTTTATATTCCTTCATTAAAGTATTAAGTTGGGAATTGGAATATTCTACATCTTTAATAAACTCGGGATCAGGAGCCCAAGCACACCAACAACCAACTTCACCAACATAAATATGAAATTTATCACCTAATTTCTTTAAAAACTCGCTTCGCGTTTTTGCCTCATCAAGGGTTTCAAAGCAACCACGAACTTTTACACCGCGAATAGATGTAATACCTTTATTATCGGCATGATATTTAGATTCAAGGTCAGGCCCATGTACGGATTTAAAGAACTTATATTGCTCATCCATTTCTTTTGCATCAAAGATATATTTATGATTATCACTAATACTATCAATAACATTTTTTGAATCAGGATATTTTTCTTTAATAGAATCAAAGATTTCCTTAACATTATTAGAAAAACTTTCCATGAATTTACTAAAAAATAGAGCCTCCTTGTTAATAATAACATCTTCGGGGCTTACAAATGAAAGTAATACATATTTTTGTCCTCTAATAGGTTTGTCTTCATCCAAATGGTCTTCTACTCTTGGGTCTACAAGATCAATGTTTTTGTCAGTTACTGTCGCCATATTCTTATGATATTTTATATATTTATAATCTTATATATTTTTAAAAAAAATATAAGAATAATAAGTAGAAAAATGGAATATAAATTTGATTATTCGGAGGCAGGATCGCGATTGATGAAATATTTATTTGAAGGCTTAGTTGTAGCATTTATAGCGCTAATATTACCTAAAAATAAGCTTGAATGGAATGAAATATGGCTTTTAGCATTAACAGCCGCATGTACTTTTTCAATATTAGATTTATTATCCCCTATTATATCAAATAGTGCTAGACAAGGAGTTGGTCTAGGAGCGGGTTTTAGTTTGATTGGTTTTCCTGTTGGATTTTAGAGAGATGGTATAATTTGATAGTTTAGATCAATACAAATCTTCTTCCATATTTGGTCTTGAACATACAATTTTTCTCTGCTTTTTAAAAGAGGAAAATATTTCAGATATTCATCAAGACCTAATATTTGAAAAAACTTATAAAGAACATAGCTATAAGATAAGAAATTCTTTCTATCCTTTGGACAATGTTTCAAAAAAGGAGCTTGAATATTTCTAAACATATTACATAATTTTTCTTCTAATTCCGGGCTAAATTGCGGAGTAGGGATACCATTGATTCTATTTATAATATAATTAATATGTTCATAATACTTATTGATGCGTAATCTTTTAAGAATATCGCGCATTTTAGAATATGTAATTGCTTTAAGATCGAGTATTTTTTCTTTTTTAATTTCCGCTAAAATCTTCTCAAATATTTCGTCTGGAATATCAGTGCTCTCTTTCCCCTGAACTTGGTTACACCATTCCCTAAAATGATTTATCCGCTTATAGCAAAAATGGGAAGTATCCTTGGTATTTTGTTTAAGTATAGGTCTATTTTGCTCAACTAACAATAATTCTTGATATCCACATGTATTACATATCATTATTGCGTCTTGTTGCAAACAAATCATTTTACTTTTACAATCCTTACATATTTCTATATTATCATCTTCAACATTTCTAACATATTTTTTATTTATTATAGACATATATTTATCAACCAAAGTACTTTTATCATCAACTAAATCTTCACTATCACTAATATCACTAATATCACTATCTTTAATATTATTATTTTGTTCTTGATTAGATATATTATTTAAAGCGTCTAATACATTTATAGTGTTCTGCACATAGTTAGACTTTTTATTTTTTGTTTCATTTTTATATATTTTTCTTCCTTGTTTTATTGGCATATCTATCGAAGACTTAATTATATTCGTTGTAGAAACAAGAGCATTATTAATATGAGATTGGTTATCAACAGTATCATAATATTGGAATAAAATATAGCTAGTATTTTTATAATATTCTATTTCATCATAATTATTATTAAGCTCTTTGATTTTATGTTTTGTTTCTATGATTTTTTCGCGCAAATCAACGTTACTTGTCCATAATAAATTTATAGTATCTTTATCGTTATTATCATTATTTAATTGGTGAAATATTATATTTGAACTTTGCTCATATTTATTTAACATTGTATTATGATATTGTAAATCCTTATCCGTTTGTTCAAATTTTTTTATCATATTATTATGCATTGCATCAAGAGTATAGGTTTCTTTTGTATCAACATTTATCTTTTTTTTTGATGATTTTTCTTTGAACATCATATATAATAAAATTATCACAATTAGTTTTATATGTATTATAATAGAAATATTCGCGTGGTGAATTATATTTTTTTCTCCACTTATAGTATAAAGAATATAGCGTAAATGGGTGGTGGTCTTCTTCAACTAGTAGCTTATGGTGCTCAGGATGTTTATTTAACTGGTAATCCTCAAATTACCTTTTTCAAAGTTGTATATCGTCGTC